TTAATTGCATTTTTATTATTATGGATCGGCGCAGAGACTGACTACAATGTGAATGTGCCTCACCCTACTATAATCCAGATGATACAGACAGAAATGAATGATATGTTCTATGGTGAAAACAAAACAGGCAGTGGCAAATTACACGCATTCTATGATCCAAGAAACAACACCATCTACATGAATGAAAACTTCGACATCCACAATGCGTTCGACAAAAGCATTCTACTACACGAACTGCTTCATTATGTGCAAGACATGAATGAAGTTGTGGGCAAAAAATTTGAATGTTGGCGGGCAACTGAATTAGAAGTCTATGAATTACAGTCAAAATATCTTTTAGAAGTACATGGAGTCGTATTTGAATACGATGAATTGTATGTGAAGATGAATGCAGTCTGTAACCCAAATATGTATTAAACACTTCATTTTACAGCAAACCTATCATCAAAATAGCATATTGACATTCGATTTGGTAGATGTTATGCTATTCGAATCAATGAAATCCTACTTTATAATTCATCTGCTTACGGTAAATACACAAAATAGGGTAAAAATATGAAAAAACGCACAAGAAGTATCTTAGACGAGTTGAGAAATATAGGACGTGTACAGGACACAGAAGCCTTTATTGAAACAACTGGCAGTAATATCATTGAAAGTGCTGTGAATATCATGCAAACATTCAAGGAAAACTATCCACCTGAAGTGGCACAGGAACTTGAAAGACGTTTTATCAACTCTATTAAAAATGGTGATCCAAAGAAATTCAGAGTTGGGATCAAGAAAATTATCGAAGGAAAGCAAGATGATACTGAATGAAGGCGGTAATGTATTCAAAGATCCTAATGGTCAAATAGCAACTACTCGAATCAACAAAGCAGACGTGGCTCCCACACTAGACTGGTTGGAGAAAGTGACTGGTTTAGAACTCAAAGCAAACACTCTTGGCACAACAGGACTTGCACCAACATCAGGTGATATAGATGTTGCTGTGGATCAAGCAAAATTAAGCAAAGACCAATTGGTAGATGTGTTGAGTCGTTGGGCAATCCAGAACAAACAAGATCCTAAGCAATGGGTAAGAAAAAGCGGAGTCAGTGTACACTTCAAAACTCCTATCAGAGGCAGTGCAAAAAATGGATATGTGCAAACTGATTTAATGTTTGGTGATCCTGATTGGATGAAATGGAGTTTACGTGGTGGTGAGGTAGGCAGTGAATACAAAGGAGCAGACAGACACGTGATGATTGCCAGTGTAGCAAAACCACAAGGTTACAAATGGAGTCACAAAGCAGGACTTCTAAACAGAGAAACCAACGAACCTATTACAAAAGATCCAAACAAGATTGCAGAATTAATACTGGGCAAAGGTGCAACAGCAAACGATCTCAACAGTGTGGAAACAATACACGCAAAAATTAAAGCACGATCTGATTATGATCAATTGGTTGCTGATGTTAAAGATTCATTTGCTAAGATAGGCAAGTCATTGCCTGAAAGTGCTGGACCTATCAAATGGTTTAGAAATTTAATAAACAAGATTAGAATATGAGACTTGTAGAATTTAAAGACATAGACAACAAAAGACTGAGTATAATTGAATCTGCTAGAATACAACACGCAGAAGATTTAATTTTCTGGGAAGGTTCTAATGGAGCATCAAGAGCCATTCAACAACTTCAAGCATTGACAGGAACATCCAAAGCATTAACTATCAAATGGGACGGTTCTCCTGCTGTGGTGTTTGGTAGAAATCCAAATGGAGAATTTATTTTCACAGACAAGTCAGGATTTATAGCAAAAGGTTATGATGGTAGAGCCACCAACGCAGATGACCTTGAAGGTGCAATCATGCAAAGAGCAAAAGGTGATAAAACTAAAATGACCGGTTATAAACAATATGCTTCTAAAATGAAAAGCGTATTTGATACGATGCGGAATTCTGTATCTGAAACTTTCCAAGGTTATTTGGTTGGTGATATGCTTTTCTTTGATACACCTAAGAAGTCTGGCAATGCTTATGTGTTTAAACCTAATGTGGTTGAATACAAAGTGGATGCCAATTCAGCACTAGGACAAAAAATTGGTCAAAGCAAAGTGGGTGTTGTGGTGCACAACCTTATGAGTGAGAAAGGCAGAACAATGCCTGCGAAAAAATTAGATATGATACAGGGTGGAGAAGTATTAGCAATACCACCTACCACAGTCAACAAGAAAGAACCAATACAGAGCAAAGGTATTGATCAATTGAAATCATTGTTGGCAAACAGTGGCAAGAGCATAGACAAAATTTTAGACAGGAACACACTGGCACAAATGAAGTTGGTTGATTTGCCTAATATACTTTATTCTTACACCAATAGCAAAGTGGATGGTGGCATGAAGAATCTAGGCAAAGACTTTTTACAATGGTTACAATCCAGCACAGTCAGTCAGCCTAAAAAAGTTAAGATTACGGAATATGTAAAACAAAATATAGATGCATTCAGTAAACTATGGATGTTGGTGGGAGGCATCATGCAGGTCAAAGACAGCATTATTCAACAGTTAGACACAGCACAAGGTGATGTTCAAGCAACTGTGAATGGTAAGCCAGGTGGTGAAGGCTATGTGTTAAACACACCACAGGGCAATATAAAATTGGTCAAACGTTCTGGATTCACTAGAGCCAATAGAGCGATAAATAGATAAGGAGAACAAAATGAAAGCAAAAGAATTTACAATCAAGAGAGAGTTCGTTGATCCAGCAGATGATCCAAATGCAGGTTTCGATAAAGAATTCAAACAGGATTCAATGTTTAACCAATTGGGTAAAATATTGGACAGTCAAGGTAACCCTAGACCATTAGACACAGTGGTAACAGATGATGGCAAGAAGCACAAGGTTAGTTTTGGTCACGCAAGAAAACTAAGACAACTATTGACTGCTCCTAGAGTAAAACCTGATGTGAAACGTCAATTCACTAAAGACCTACAAACTAGCGAAGTTCTGTCTAAATTTTTACAAGCCAAAACAGGTGATGAGATGGTTGACATTTTTACTTCCATGTACAAAATAGATCAGGCAGAACCTACTAACTATGGTGATTAATCACCATGGAGTTTATCACAGACATATATGAAGCGAGAATGACTCGTAATGCTGAGGATCAAAAGATTCTCACATACACAGATTGCTGTGAAAGAACTTACCTAACACTTTTAGTACTATTACTGCTTAATCAATATCCCACTTACAGACAGTACGCATCAAAGTATTCTAGAGATACTAAAAGAACAAACTACAACAACTTTAGAATGCACAGCACGGATCTACACAACTTTGTTTATTTTGTACAGGGCGATGACTCAGCAATGGACAAACTCAAAGATCCAAAAGGTGCAAAAATTTTAAGAAAGCGAACATCATTTCCTACCATGGGATTCAATAGGTATCTAATGGAACTGCAAAGCGGATTGGTTACGGGATCCACACAGTCCACTTTTCTTACCATTGAAAATGGATTAAGAATCAACAACACAGATTACAAAACTGTGCGTAGAAACTTGTTCAACTATGACAGTCTGTCTAGCAGAGACAAAAAAACGACTGTGACTAGATTGCTTCATGCGTCCAGAGCCAAATTGAGAAATACAGACATCATAGAATATCTAGAAAAACTGTCAGCAGATAGAAGATTAGAAACTGGTTCGGTCAGAGACGCAGAACCTAAAATCAGTATGCCCGATATCACAACTTCAGGTGGTGACCTTGCATTGTACAGATATCTAGTAGGCGGCAAGAATCTAATGGCTGTAAAACGTTTCATAGACTCCGCACTGGCAGGAAAATCTATTCCTTCATCTATTGTTCAAGCATATCTTCCAGCAATACAATTGATAGATGATATTGTAAAAGCAGGGCCTTCTTTTGTGAGTGTGTTAAAAGCACTGCAAACAAGGGCAAAACGCACTAGAAAATAACTGCATACACATATTTTGGTAGGTATCATATAAATAAAATTAAGCGACCCATTGAGAGTGGGTGGCCCCATTAAAAAGAGAAAAAGAGGAGAAAAACAATGGCGGCAGTAACTAAAACAAACGGTATTGGTGCGGCGCACAATACTAACTTTTCAGTAGCAAACCTTAAAGGCATGGAACTAGACGGTTTAGTAAACCTTACTACTAAAGGTGGCTTAGGTTCAACAATCGAAGCAATGGTACAAGAAGCACAGCCTTTGATGTACAAATCAACAGGAACAGCAGGAAAAATTTTCTGCATAGTTGATGGTCATTCAACAACAGCGGCTGACTTACAAGTACGTATTAGAGCATTAGGAACAGTTGATTCAATCGACTTATCTTCTGCACTAGTATTAGAACGTGATTTAGATACGTTCTCGGCGGCGTAATTAATTGTTTTAACACAATATTCAAAAGGGCGGCTTTATGTCGCCCTTTTGTTGTATTAGCACATATCTTTTACCAAAATTCACTAAATAATAGCAACATACACTTCGGAGCGAAGTGTGTCATTTAAGAGAAAAAGGAGATAAAAAATGGCGGCAATATCAGGAAGTAATAGTATATCTAACGCATCTAATTTCGAAGTTCTTTCTAAAGACTTAGAAATCTACACAATAGCAGGTGCTACAGGTATCCACACTAACCCATCAAACGCAGACTCTATCTATCACAAAACTTTAAGAGCAATCAGTTCTGAAGCAACAATCGTGATGGTAGGTACACCAGCGGCGGACGACTTAACAGTTGTTCTAGAAGGTGCGTATGCAGGTGCAGGTTCAACAGCGGCGGCGGCTCAATTAAAAGCGGTTATCGATGCGGCAACAGGTACTACAACGACTGTAACAGCAAGAACGTTTTCAGGCGACGCAATCGCGTAAGGGTAATTAGGAAAGATAAGACTTATCCTATTAACAAAGAATACAAAAGAGCGTTCAGGAAACTGGACGCTCTTTTTTTACGACTATAAGTAATTGTGCTAGGAACAAAGGCGAACAGAGATGAGATTCAAAGTACTATCATTGTTAGACATTACCAAAACAGGAGCACACAAAAACAAGGTGCAGGATGATGACAAGTCAGTGGCTCAATTTGCCAACTACATGACTTTTGAAAACTGTCTTCAATTGCGTACCAACATCAATATTGTGACTCCACCCAAGGTGGAAAAAATGGACATCAGCAATCTAATGTTTGGTGACAATTACAGAGGTGAACACAATGTCTGGACAGCAGTATTTGAGCCTGAGTTTCCTGATGCTGTGAACATAGACAGTTTAAAAGAGGACTTTGATTTGATTCCAATGCTTACAGGATTGGACGAAACAATCAAAATAAATACTGGTGTACTAAGAACAAATGATGAAGATTACACCAATGTGTTGTTCATTAAACAATTAGATAATGAATAAACCAGGTGGTTATAAATACATTTACACAGGCTCATTTAGGCAAATACAATCAAGGCCCTTCCAGAGAGAAAAATAGATAAAGATACGGAAGAGAGAAAAATGGGAACAACAGATTTAGAAAAACAAAATTTAGAAGCACACGTTGATTTGTGCGAACAGAGATACAAAAACTTAGAAACTCGTCTTACAAAGATTGAGGAGAAAGTTGAGTCTATCCACGAAGATATACATTCTGGTAATAAATCCATGGTAAAAGTTATTATAGGTGCAACAGGAACTATTGTTGCAGGTCTTTTATCCACAATAGTTGTTCTGTTATTAAAGTTTCCAGGTTAGTCATAATCCCCCCATTCACCGCTAAATAACACTGTAGAGCAGGTTAACCATGAAAATACAGGAAATAGTCACAGAATCAGTAGTCCAAGTTTGGTCACGTAATAAGGGTGGTCAAATGGTGAGGAAGTACAGATGTCTATCAGGCGCTAGAAAAGGACGTATTGTTTCAAATCCTTCTGTGTGTACCCAACCTAAGAAGATGGGTTCCATGATGGGAATCAAAAGAGCAAAAGCACGTCGTGGTTCTACCATGAACATCAAACGTTCATTCACAAAAAGAACTAACCCATCAAGCATGAGATTAAGAAGTTTAAACAAAGCAAGAACATCAGCAAGACTCGGCGGAAGAAGAAGTGCAAGTTCAAGACCGGGTAAAAGAAAGGCAATCAGAAAATAATGAGATTCAAAGAAATAATTGAAACGCCTTATCTAGACAAAGTCATCAAGCAAGTAGGACAAACTATCAAAACTGGTGCTCCTATGCCTGCTAACAAACTACCAAAAGGTCCAGTTAAGTCATCACAAGCCACAACACCAATCAAACAGGCGAACAAGCAGATGGATAGACAGATGTACAAAACAGGCACAACAGTTTCTATGCCAACAGGACCAAACCAAGAAGTTGATTATAAAGTAGATCAAGTAAAGGGTGATGAAGTAACTTTGAGTACAAATAAAGTTTCAAATAAATCGCCACAAAAAATCACAGTTACCAAAAAAGATTTAAACCCTGTGATTCAAAATACACAACGCAGACAAAAAGCAACAACATAATGAAGATAAACGAACTCATACAAGATTTCACTATCCAAGCCTCTAATGAAGAGAAGGCTATACTGTCCAAACTGAAAGAAGTAAAAAGGTTGGACCACTTTGTAGAAAGAGATCAAGAGGTTATACATAACTTAATAAGAAAGAGTTTGGTACGTAAGATACCCAAAGAGGACTACACATTAGTTGTTGCAAATGGACACTTCAAGACTAGGTAAAACACTCAGGAAGTTTATAGATGAACAGGCTGAAAAATATTGCCTGCCAATTCAACACGGCAACAGTGTGAGAATTAAGAACTTTGTGGTACGCAAAAACAGTCATGGGTTCCTGCTGTATGACCTTAAATCCAATAAGCAGGTCAAAACAACGTTCACCAAAACTGCCGCACTTGCCATGGCTAATCAGTTGTTATTGGATAATAATGACACAATCAAGTCTATTTTACAGGTGGACGATGCTATACAGAGTAAGTACAACGAATGCATATTCTACAAGAATACCATTGCTAGAACCGAAGATGACATTAAACGAGAGGTTGCTAGAACTAGATATGACATTGTTTGGGAGGATTTGTTGAAGTTAAGAGATACCCTAGAGGACTACATCTTTGATAAATAAATTAGCAAAGGAACAAAAGCATGAAAATAGAGCAATTTAGACAAGATTTAACAACAGAACAGTTAAACGATACACTGGGCAAAGTGTTTGGTACTGCCATTGATTTAAGTAAATTCAGCACTGAACAATTAGAAACGGCTCAAAACCAAGTTTTAGACAAAATTGCTACAATAGAACAAACAGAAGCATTTGATTCAATCACACACAACGAAGACTATCACAAGCAAAAAATGTTCCTAGATGTAATAACTTCAGCACTGAAAGACAGAGCAAACGAAGGTAAATTACAAAACACAATTTTAGTTCATGCAGATGAAATAGTTGGCGATTATTTTGACGCTGACCAAGAAGCATTAAAGATGAATAAAGATGCCGTTATAGCAGACATGAAGAAAAGACAAGGCAATGCAAAAGGTGACGAAGCAGATGCTTTACATTATGCTATTCAAAAAGTTGAGCATGACTTTGATGATGACGGTTCAATGAAAATTAATCCATACGAAAGCAATGCATTTGCTCAAGCAGTGCAAAAAGCAAAAGCGGCTGGTATGAAAAAAGGTGATAAGTTTAAAGTTGGTGACAAAGAATACACATTAGAAGATATGGAAAAATTAGTAGACACTATGAAAAACAAAGACGTGCAAGAAAAAGCAAAACCAGATTATATAGATTTAGACAAAGACGGAAACAAAACAGAGCCAATGAAGAAAGCGGCTAAAGACAAAGAAGAAAAGAAAAAAGTTAAAGAAGGCGCTGAAGAAGAAGCATCACTTGTAATGGCGGCAAAAGACATGGTTGACAAAGTTACAGGTTGGATGGAAGACACAGCGTCAATGCAAACAGAAACAATACTAGAATTAGGCGATGCAATCAGAGATGAAGAAGGCGCAGAAAAATCAGAACAATTCATCAACGCGGTAAAACCAGCACTAGAATCTTTATACACTTCACTAGAAGCAACAAGAGAAGCACTAACAGGCGGCGTAGCCGTACTGACAGGCGAAGGTGCACCAACAGACACAATGGGTGCAGATGCTGAAGAACCTGCGATGGAACCAACTGATGATGCAGATACAGATATGCCAGATCAGTCAGACGACTTTGCGGCAAGTGAACCTGCAACAGGCGGTGAGGAACCAGCAGATAGAGAAAAGCGAGAAAGTTTTATTAGACTGTCAAGAAGACTTGCTGAAACACTATCTACTCGATCAAAAAAAAAGGCTTAACTGAGGCCTCCGACACAGATTTAATTCAAGTTTTAAGAAACTTACTCAGCAGTGCTGATGGACAAAGTCAAAAAGCATATTTGAGTTTTGACGCTCTAAACAAAATTTTGTCTAATGTCGGAGGTATCTCTTACAGTTATGACTCTTTCAAAAATTCATACGATGCAAATCCAGTAGTCAAAAAAATGATCAAGACATTTGATCAATCAGGTATCACACTAGACACAGATGCAGAAGAACCAAACATTCCTACCAAGAAAGGTGCCAAAGGGTCAAGCATCGACACCATGGCAAAACGTGCCGCCAAAAAACGTATATAATACTTGACTAATTCCATAAAGTATTGTAATATAAATTATGACTAGAACCAAAGATCAGATACTTCACGACATACAATCCGTTATGGAGAAATATATCAACACCACTGTGGCACAACATGGTGGCTTGGTTGAGGTTAAAGAATTTGATATGGAGACAGGCAAACTGACCATGATGATGAAAGGTGCCTGTTCAGGTTGTGCAGGCAGTACAGCCACTCTTAAAAAAGGAATTGAATCTACAATGAAGCACTATGTTCCAGAAGTAAAAAGTGTTGAAGGTGAAGATGATCCAAACAGCACTGTTGATCCTTATTATACAAGTTGGGACGGGCCTGACTATGCTTCTATGTTAGATGCTTTGAATACAGAGAGCGATAAGGATGCAAATTAATCCAATCTTCAGTAGTTTTCTTGCAGTAGAAAATATTAAACTTGATAATAAAACAGAATTAATTAAATGGTCAAAGGAAGAAATTAACTTTGACGGCACAACAAATTACAAATCCACAGGTACTAATCATCTTAATACAGATGAACCTATTCTAAAAGAATTGAAACAAAAAATTGAACAAGGGTTTGACAATCTGCACAAACAATTAGGTTTAAGTCCTAAACACAAACAAAGAATATCAAGTATGTGGGTTAATGACGGCAGTGATAATGTTGCCATTGAAGCACCACACAGACACGTGGACGGAATATTCAGTGCAGTTTACTGGCCCATCGCAGATACAAACTGTGCGCCACTCACTTTTATAAATCCTAACAATCAAATGAGTTACGTGTTTAAAAGTAATATGATAGAAACAATGAATCAATACAACAGTGACAGAGTAAACTTACAACCACAAGAAAATCAATGTGTCTATTTTCCATCATGGTTATGGCACTATGTCAGTCATGTATTAAGTAAATCAAACAATAGGATGAGTTTCGCTTTTAACAGTGAAGCAGTAATTGTCTAATGTCTTTAATAGTAGAACGACATCAGTATAAAAGTTTATCACGAACATCATTGGATGGCAAACGTGTATATAAATGTCCTGACGGTGAAGCAGTGGCAAGTGTGACCACAATACTGGATTCAACCAAAGACAAGACACATCTATTTGAATGGCGTAAAAGAGTAGGTGAAGAAAATGCAAAACGTATTACCAAAGAAGCAAGTGGTATGGGAACAAGAATGCACAAATATATAGAAAACTATATCAACAATGCTGAATGGGACACTCCAGGCAGTAATCCTTATTCACAACAAGCATTTAAAATGGCGCAGACTGTTTATGATAATGCGTTAAAAGATGTAAATGAAATATGGGGCAGTGAAGTTAGTCTGTACTTTCCAAAAATATATGCAGGTACCACTGACTGTGTGGGAGAATACAAAGGAACACCTTGTATCATAGACTTTAAGCAAACCAATAGGCCCAAAAAGAAAGAATGGATTGAAGATTACTTCCTACAATTGGTTGCCTACGCAGAAGCACACAATGAAGTGTATGGCACAAAGATAAATGAAGGTCACGTATTCATGTGTGCAAGAGACCTTACGTACCAACAGTTTGATATTACACCATTGAATTATGCAAAATATAAAGACCTTTGGTGGCAAAGAGTAGAAGAATACTATATTAAGTACGCACATTAAATATCAATTCTAAAATAACAATACACTCGATAAATACTCATAGTAGGAGAAAAAAGTGGCAATAGTTTCAATATCAAGGATACAGATTCGTAGAGGTAGAAAGAACCAAGGTTCTGGATTGCCACAACTAGCAGGTGGTGAATTAGGTTGGGCAGTTGACACGCAAGAGTTATTCATAGGTAATGGTGCGGTATCAGAAGGAGCACCAGCAGTAGGAAATTCAAAAGTTTTAACAGAACATGATAACCTTTTTACTTTAAGTGATCAATACACTTATAGAAATGGCTCCAATGTTCAAACAGGTGCTTCAGCGGCAACACCAATACAAAGAAGTTTACAATCAAGATTAGATGATATCGTGAGTGCAAGATCATTTGGTGCAAACGGTGACGGCACAGATCAAACAGTTGCAATACAAAGAGCAATAGATCAATTATTTTTACCATACGCAAACAGTATGGACTCAGATAATTTAAAGAAAAGAGTTACACTTAAAATTCATGCAGGTTTATATCTATTATCAGACAGTATCAAATTACCGCCTAATGTAAATTTAATAGGAGACGGTGCAGACAAAACTGTGTTCAGACAAACAGCAAACTTTCCTGTATTCGAAACTATTAATGGCGAGGGCATTGCGGCACAAACAACAAGTTTAAATCAAGCCAACTTATTACACGTTGAAGGTATCACTTTAGAAAGTCATCTAAACAATGCAGGCTTGAAATTAGCAAGTTGTAAAAATAGTCAATTCAAAAACATAAAAATAAAAGGACCGTGGACACAAGGCACAGCAGTTGACTACAATCAAATTGGAATATTGATGGAGGCAACATCAACTCCTGTCACTACTAAAGACAACAGTTTTGAAAAAATTATTATAGAAGGATTTAGTGTTGGACTATTTTCTAATCATGATGTAGTTCACAATGTGTTCAATAACACAAACTTTGAAACTTGTGGCTTTGGTGTATACTTTGGTAAAGACACAGTGATTGGTCAAGTGGCACAGGCAACAGGACCTATCAATAACACAATCACAAACAGCAGATTCATTAACATAAACCAAAATGGTATCTACATTAAAGTAGGTAAAGGTAACATTAGTGAGAAAAATAATTTTGTGCTAGTAGGAAATGATGCAGGTGTTGATGCAAGTCCAGTTCATGCAGTAATCAGATTGGACACAAACGGAAACACATCATCAGATGATTATTTTGCTCGTACAGAAGCATTAATGGCAAACAGTGCCACACTAAATGGTGTTGCATATATTCCTGAAGTGCAAGGTGTGTTCAATGGAGCATTAACTTTCGCAACTAAATTTACTATTGGACAACTTTTGGCGGCAACAAGAGTAGCAAAACTACCAGCAGATACATCTAAACATTTTAAAATAGAATACACATATAACAGTTCAGTATTGAACGCATTCAGATCAGGCACATTAGACATAGCAGTAGACAAAAACGCAGACACAGTGACACTAAATGACGAGTATGACTTTTTAGGCGATTCAGCAAACAACACAAACACAACAAGGTTAAATTTTGCAGTAAGTTTATCAGACGAAGACGGAAATGCAAATAAAGAAACAGTAATTATTGAGGCAACTAATCCAACACCAAATGCAAACGACACAGCAACAATCACGTTCAAAGTTAGAAGTATCACATAAACCAAATATCTTTTTTGGCAACTACGAAGAACGTTTAATAGACTGGAATAAAATTAGAGAATATGTTGCAGTCTCAGAAGATCCATTAAAACTGCTTTCAAAAATATATTTCTACTGTCCAAGAACTACCACAAAAACAGATTCATACGACCAAAGCACTTGGTTAGACGGTTGGCAACTATTGGAAAGAAATCTTTATAATCAATTTGACATTTGTTTGCTATTATATTATACTTTAATATTATCAGATAGTTTATCTAAAAAAAATATTTTGATACATAATTGCTTTATTGCAAAAGAAAAGTCCAACAACCGTAAGTTTAACTACATTGTTGAATTTAACAACCAATTTTTAGATACGCATAATATGGCTATAATGAATAAAACAATGTTTGACAAAACTTACATTCTGCATTATACTCATGATATAAGAAATTACGATAAATACACAAAATAAAGAATAGGGAATTTAATGGAATATCAAGTCGAACAAAAAGAAATCCAAAACGCATCAAGACTTCAAGTAAAAAAAAGAGACGGTAGATTAGAACCTCTTGACATTGACAAGATTCATTTTGTGGTTGAAGAAGCCTGTGATGGTTTAACAGGTGTATCAAGTTCTCAAATAGAAATAAATGCCAACATTCAATTCTATGATGGCATGACAACAAAAGAAATTCAACAAATTTTAGTTAGATCAGCAAACGATCTTATCAGTTTGGAAACTCCAAACTATCAATATGCCGCGGCAAGACTTTTATCTTATGATGTAAGAAAAGAAGCACACGGACAATACGAATACATTCCATTATTAAAATTAGTTTTAAGAAATATCAAGTCAGGTGTGTATGACAGAACAATAGTTGAACAATATAACAAATCAGAAATAAAAAAATTAAACACGTGGATCAAACGTGACAGAGATTTAGATTTTACATACGCAGGTTTAAGACAAGTGGTTGACAAATATCTTGTGCAAGACAGAAGTTCTGGTGAATTGTATGAAACACCACAAGATATGTATATGATGATTGCGGCAACATTGTTCGCAAACTATCCTAAAAAAACTAGAATGTCTTATGTAAAAAAATATTATGATGCAGTGTCAACATTCAAGATTAATATTCCAACTCCTGTAATGGCAGGTGTGAGAACTCCCATCAAGCAGTATGCTTCTTGTGTACTTGTTGACAGTGATGATACATTACCTTCAATTTTCTCAAGCGATATGGCAATTGGTTTGTATGTTGCCAGAAGAGCAGGCATAGGAATCAATGCAGGACGTATCAGAGGTATTAATTCTAAAATTAGAGGAGGGGAGGTTCAACACACAGGAGTCATTCCGTTCCTAAAAAAATTCGAGGCAACTGTTAGATGTTGTACACAGAATGGTGTGCGTGGTGGAAACGCAACGGTTCACTTCCCAATATGGCACCAAGAGATTGAAGATATTCTCGTACTAAAAAACAATAAAGGCACTGAGGACAACAGAGTAAGAAGAATGGATTACTCAATACAGATATCTAAATTGTTCTATGAAAGATTCATAAATGAGGAAGATATCACTTTGTTCTCGCCACACGAAACTCCAGGTTTATATGATGCATTTGGCACAGATAAATTTGATGCTTTGTATAAAAAATACGAGAAAGATGAATCTATTCCAAGAAAAACTATTGCGGCACAAGAACTGTTCGCAGACTTGTTAAAAGAAAGAGCAGAGACAGGTAGAGTGTACATTATGAACATTGATCACTCAAACAGTCACAGTTCTTTTTTAGATAAAGTTTCTATGAGTAATTTGTGTCAGGAGATAACTTTACCTACAACACCTATTCAAGGTATTGATGATGACAAAGGAGAAATTGCTTTGTGTATCCTTTCAGCGATGAATGTAGGAAGCCTTAAAAATTTAGATGAATTAGAAAACTTATGCGACTTGGCAGTAAGAGCATTAGATGAAATAATTGACCATCAGGATTATCCGGTCAAGGCGGCAGAAGTGTCTACTAAAGCAAGACGTTCTTTAGGTATTGGTTACATAGGTCTAGCACACTATCTAGCAAAGAATGGTGTTAAGTATTCAGACAAAGAAGCATGGGCAATGGTTGATAGACTTTCAGAAGCATTTCAATACTACTTGTTAAGAGCAAGTTGTGATGTTGCAGAAGAAAAAGGTAAATGTGATTACTTCCATAGAACAAAATATGCAGAAGGACTGTTACCAATAGACCATTACAAAAAAGAGATAGATGAAATAGTGCCACACAAACAAAGAATGGCATGGGAAAGTTTAAGAAAAGATATTGCGAAACATGGTTTAAGACATTCAACATTATCAGCACAAATGCCATCAGAAAGTTCTTCCGTTGTTAGTAACGAAACGAACGGCATTGAACCACCAAGAGCAATACTTTCTATTAAGAAAAGTAAAAAAGGTCCATTGAAACAAATTGTGCCAGGGTATCCTACATTAAAAAATGCTTACACTTTGTTATGGGATATGGGATCCAATGATGGATACATTAAAATTGTTGCTATGATGCAGAAATATTTTGATCAAGCAATATCAGGCAATTGGAGTTATAATCCTTTGCAGTATGAAAACAACGAAGTGCCACTATCTGTTATGGCGCAAGATATGTTGTCAGCATACAAGTATGGTTGGAAAACATCATACTATCAAAACACTTATGATTTCAAAGGTGAAGAAGAAGACTTACAACCATCAGGCATTGAAGCAGAACAATATGTCAATGGTGAAGCACACGTAAATGGTGAAGCACACGTGAATGGTGAATCTAAAGTAGAAGAACAACTACAAGATTTAGAAGATGGCGAGTGCGAAGCCTGTACAATTTAACTTAAAAGAAATGGTAAAATTAGATAATTAAATTAGGTATGGCAAAAACAGTTTTTAATAGAGAAGATATAGATTTTACAAAAGAACCTATGTTCTTTGGTGCGGATCAGAATGTCCAAAGATATGATGTATTCAAGTATCCACAGTTTGACAAATTAAATCAAACTATGCTAGGCTATTTTTGGAGACCCGAAGAAGTTTCTCTACAGAAAGATAGAGCAGATTATCAATCTTTCAGACCAGAACAAAAACATATCTTCACAAGTAATTTAAAATATCAAACACTTTTAGACAGTGTGCAAGGAAGAGGTCCATGTTTAAACTTCTTGCCATATGTTTCTAATCCAGAATTGGAAGGTTGTATTGTTACTTGGGATTTCTTTGAAACAATTCATTCAAGAGCATACACTCATATAATGAAAAATGTTTATCCTGATCCATCAGAGGTATTTGACACTATTTTAAATGATAAAGAAATTTTAAAACGTGCAGTATCAGTCACAAAAAACTATGACACTTTTGGTGAAATGGCACAGGATTGGGTAGTGCGTGGTAAAGGCGATATAGATGAGTTAAAGAAACAATTATATCTTGCAATGGTAAATGTAAACTTATTGGAAGGTTTAAGATTCTATGTATCATTTGCTTGTACATTCGCATTTGGTGAACTTAAACTTATGGAAGGATCAGCAAAAATACTTTCATTGATTGCAAGAGATGAAGCAACACACTTGAACTTGTCTACTCACGTTATCAAAGCATGGCAAAAAGGTGATGACAAAGGTATGAGCAAAGTTATCAAAGGTTTAGACAAACAGGTTATTGAAATGTTTAAAAAGTGTGTTGAAGAAGAAAAAGCATGGGCGAAACATTTATTCAAAGATGGTTCAATTATTGGATTGAACGAAAAATTATTAGGACAATATGTAGAATGGATCTGTAACAAAAGATTAAGAGCATTAGGCTTTGATCCGATTTACGATGTTGGTGCAAATCAAAATCCTCTTCCATGGACACAGCACTGGTTATCATCAAAAGGTCTTCAAGTTGCTCCACAAGAAACTGAAGTTGAAAGTTATTTGATTGGCGGCATCAAGCAAGACGTTCAAAAAGGACAGTTTAAAAAGTTTTCTTTATAATGATTGATTACAACACAATGAATGGACTAGAAGTGTTAGTTCACTTACTCACATCGAAAGATGGAATATTTCTTTGGGCAATAATGGGTTTTGGATTAGCAGTCTTTCTTATCAGTCTAATTGTAGATAGAAATGACGACGCTTCAAAAAATATTAAACCTGAAGATTACAATGCCCAAGTATAATTTAATCTGTAAAAACGATCATGAATTCGAAGGCTGGTTTGACAGCGAAAAATCATATCTAAAACAAAAACAAAAAGGATTAGTGGCTTGTCCGATGTGTGATAATATCAGTATTCGCAGAGCAATAATGGCTCCCAATGTCAGCAGTAAAACCAAAGCCAAAGGCAAAAAACGTAATCAAGCATTCTTCAACAGTAGGTCAGCATTTAAACATTTAAAAACGTGGGTTGAAAAAAACTGTGAAAATGTTGGAGATAACTTTGCCCAGGAGGCTCGTAAAGCGTCTTTGGGAGAACGTGATGACCATATATACGGTAAAGCAACCGACAAAGAAATAAAAGAACTTCATAATGAAGGAATAGGAGCAATAGAGATACCAGATGTCAAAGATAACTAAAGCAGTTGTTTGGAGCAACGTTGGATGTTCATACTGTGAACAAGCCAAAAACTTACTCAAATCAAAAAATATTGAGTACGAAGAAAGAAATATTGCACATGGAACTTGGACTGTACAGCAGTTGCAAGAAGCAGTGCCAGGTGCAAGAACTGTCCCTCAAATATTTGTAGATGATGCATATGTTGGCGGATACCAGGAATTGAAAACACTTCTAGAAAAGGAATCAAATGAATGATGTAAATGCAAATGATACTGTATCAATCAAGTTGATGAGCGGAGAGGAAATTGTTGCAAGATTTATTGAACATGATAGTGATTACATCACAGTTCAAAGACCTATGGCAATAGTTAATCTACCAAGTGGTGTTGGTCTAGGACCATTCATGTTTACGGTGCCACAGCATGGTGAATTTAAGATAGTAAAGAACAATGTTGTGACTTGGGCAAAAACAGAAGTAAACATGGCTAAGAAATACGGTGAAGGCACAACAGGATTAAAATTATCTTAATGTCTAAAATAATAGGTATAGATGTTGATGGAGTATTGCTCAAATGGGAAGAAGCATTTGACGACTTCATGGCTGGACAAGGGTTAACAAAGAAAGATCAAGGTCACTTTGACCTACGCATACACTATCCAGATGTACCAGCAGAAGCATTAAACACATATATTTCTGTGTTCAATGAAAGTGCCTATATGAGATATTTAGAGCCTATGGATGGTGCTGTGGAGTATGTCACCAAGTTAGCAGAAGAGGGTTACAAATTTTCAGTTGTATCATCTCAAACAACAAACAAAGTGGCAAACAGAGCAAGGGAAGACAATCTTAAGGAAGTTTTTGGTGATGTGTTTAAAGAGTTTGAATTTTTGGAAACAGGTCAGGGCAAATATTATGCTCTCCAAAAATTCGATATGGAAACCATTTGGATAGATGACAAACCCGATAATGTCGAATCTGGCAAGGTTTTGGGTTTGGTTCCAATACTACTTGACCTACCACACAATAGAAGTTATAATAATAAACAAATGAACATCCAACGAGCAAACAGTTGGAAAGACATTTATGATATCATAAAGGAGAAACACAATGTCACAAACACATGACGAAATAAAACAAGCCTTTGAAAGTTATATCGCTGAATCAGAAGCCTTTGAAACAAAAGGTGTAAAAGCGGCGGCGGCGAGAGCAAGAAAGGCTCTTGGCTTACTAGGTAAGGCAACAAAACTAAGAAGAAAAGAAATACAAGAGAAGAAAAACTCTATGTAATCATTCCGAATGGTTGCTTGATTTTAAAGGTCAAGCAACCGTTCTTTTCACATTTTTTATAAATATTATCCTAAGGAAACAAAAGAAAACATATGGCAACAGGTAAAGTTAAATGGTTCAATTCCGCAAAAGGTTTTGGATTTATAACACCAGACATAGAGGGCAAGGACGTCTTTCTTCATATATCAGCACTTAAAGCCGCTAACCTTAAAGAGGTTATGGACGGTGAGGTGATTGAATACGAACTTAAAGAGTTCAGAGGAAGAGAAGTTGCTACCGATATCAAAGTTCAAAGATAATCTTGACAAACACATAAAAATCTGTTTAAATACACTGTAGGCGTTGAAGTGTGTGTAATACACTTTTGGGACGTCGGGGCAGTACCGACCACCTCCACCAAAATCGTTCATTTGAAATAGTCTGGTTTAGTTCGAGGGGGTGATATAGGTTCGACCGGAGCATAAAAGCACATGGGGTTTACCAGTTGATCTCTGTAAAGGATCTTTTACAAATGCTAACGCATTTAAACCAGAAGTGACAGTTCCAGTCAGCATATTCGCTGATGCGGAATTGGTTGCCGCTTAATAACCGGCCACTTGGCGGAGTAGACTAGCCGGGCAACAGAAATAGTCAGGTGTGGGAGTTTCGACTCCCACATTTAAAGTATTACATTATCATTAAACCTTCACTTATTATTATACACATTCAATCTAAATATTATTGTGAAAGGAGTCTATTATGCCTAGACCCAAACGCAATACGACACTGTTTGCAAAGTGGAAGAAGAAGGCTCCTAAGGTGCCTGATATTACCTGTCCGTTAATAGATGATGTGCTGTCTAGAATAGACAGATATCAGGATCAAGAGAAAGTGATCTCAAAATATCAATGGAATCTGATTCACAAACGAATGGAACAACTTCGTACCGACAATGAATTGTTAAGAGACAGTGGCAGATATTGGTACGATGTCTGCAAGAACAATTTTAATTTATTAAAAAGATAAAATATTATATGTGGAAAATAATAATAATTGTGTGTACATTGGGAAATCCATGTGTTGTAATGGAAGAAGATCCAGTTAAATTCTACAAAACTAAAAGCGAATGCATGGCGAATGCATCTGTAAAGTTTAGTGATATCGCAAACACATTTCAAAAATACGGTTACACCATAGAGAATGGTCATTTTGACTGTGAGCAGGACGAAAATTCTATCTAAAAGTCAATAAAATAGCGGTTTTTAAGTGCTTGACCCTGTGCTAAAAATACTATATAATAGTGTTATGAATAAGGCACAGTCTAAAACAAAGCAGTCTGAAAGTACAAATACAGGCTCAAAAGTCAAATCATTTTTTACAAAACTATTGTTATGTTCTCTGGTGATAGGAGTAGCATATGGCTTTGGTACATTCAAACCTAATCCCTACGTTGTAAAGAAAATTCAAAAAGAAGAAGATTTAAAAATGGTTCAATTGGCAAAAGAATTTGGTTTGCATGAACCTGATTACACATACAAAGATAATGCAGGATTTGTCCTAGCAACAAACAAATGTATAGACTACCTAAATTGGACAACTGCTTCTGATCAAAGAATTCCAAGAGACATACTGGTTGCAATGGCTGTGGTAGAATCTGCTTATGGAACAAGTAGATTTGCAACAGAAGGCAATGCACTATTTGGTGTAAGGACTTGGGACGATAATGTTCCACAGATGAAACCTTTAGGAATACCCAATGCGAAATTTGGTGTAAAGAAATACAAAACAAAATGTCAAAGTGTAGCAGATGTTATTGACATATTGAATAGACATCCTGCTTATGAAGAGTTCAGAGTTGAAAGAACAAAACAACTTGATTCAGGTGATATAGACTATGCAAAATTGGTAAATGGACTTAAGGCTTGGAGCACAAACGACCAATACTCCATTATTATTTTGGATAAAATTAAATCATTAAACGCCAAAAAGTAGTTTGACAATCATAAATTAATCATATAGTATATTAAGATGGGATTTATACAAACACCTGTTAGAAAAAGAATTTTGCGAAAACTTGCAAACACCAAGTCTTTGCGTGAAGCAAGAGCAAAACACAAACAATGGTTGAAAGAGAGAGGTTTGGACAACTTGAAACCAAGAAAACACACAGGTGAAAGTTTAACATTTGAACCTATTGTGGACAGAGTAGGAGTACCTACCAGCGATAAAGTGCCTGTGATGGAAAAAGGCATAGGCAGTAAAAAAGAAGAAATGCGATACACAGGTAAACGTAAACTGATAGGCATTGCAACCATGCACAAAAGTAATCAAGTGCCTGTGTTTGCAGATGATGATGACGCATCAGGTAGAAAAGCGGCAACAGAAATCACACTGATGAAAGGCAACAAATGACCGAAGAAACAAAAGAAGAGTTTTGGGAGTTTATTTGTTGGGATTGCAAATGGAGAGGGGTTGCTCAGGAACTAGGACAAGACGAAACATTGGATGAATATTGGTGTTGTCCTGAATGAAAAAGTGATAACATAGAACAGGAAAAAAGGAAAAAAGAAAAAAAAAAATACACAGGAGAATAAATGGACTTTGATCACGGATTATTGATGGCTTTTATTGGTAT